TAAAATAAATAATATGAAAACTGATAATTTAAACAAAATAGGGTTTTACACCCTTTCTGATGAGAGAGTTAAAAATACTTCAGAAGTTTCACAAATGCAAAGATGTGAAATGATTATAACTGAATATTGTAACTTTAAATGTCCATATTGTAGGGGTTTAAAAGATGAAATCTATGGTGATAGAAAAATCAAAGAACTTTCATTAGATGAAATAAAACAAAATGTTGATTATTGGTGTGAAAGTAGTCCATTAGAGAATATTAGGTATTCTGGTGGTGAACCAACACTACATAAAGACATTGTTGAGATAATCAAATATACCAAGTCAAAAGGGATTAAAAGGATTGCTATTTCAACTAATGGTTCTAATAAGTTAGAGCTTTATAAAGAGTTAATCGAAGCCGGGGTAAATGATTTTTCTATATCATTAGATGCGTGTTGTGCTGAAGATGGTGATAAGATGGCTGGTGAAGTTAAAGGTTCTTGGGAAAAAGTAATCGATAACATCAGAGAGATATCAAAATTATGTTATGTTACTGTTGGTGCTGTATTTTCTCCTGATAATATTGATAAAACATTAGATACTATCAGGTTTGCTCATGAATTAGGTGTTGCCGATATTAGAATTATCTCAGCTGCTCAATGGAATGAACCACTTAATAGGTTAAATGAAATTGAACAAGAAATCAGAGACGCACATCCAATTTTGAACTACAGAATTACGCATTTTGCTGAAGGTAGAAATGTAAGGGGTCGTACAGATGCTGATTACAAGAGGTGTCCATTAGTTTTGGATGATTCAGTAATTGCTGGTGATTACCACTTCCCATGTGTGATTTACATGAGGGAAAAAGGTGGTGCTGTTGGTAAAGTAGGTCCAAACATGCGTAAGGAGCGAAAAGAGTGGTTTGATAACCATGACTGTAACAAGGATAAAATATGTCGTGGTAATTGTTTAGATGTGTGTATTGATTACGCAAACAAGTATCGTGAGATACATAAACTATAACAAATGGAAACATTAGGTAAAGTGAGTGAAAAAATACATATAAGAAATTATGAAAATAATTAAAAAAGGTACACGAAAAAGGGAATCAATACTTAAAACTTGTGGGTATTGTAGTACTGAGTTAGAATATAATAATAGTGATATTAAACATGATTTCCGTGATGGTAATTATATTATCTGTCCGGTATGTCAAAGGTTTTTAGCTATTAGTCAAACCCAACAAGTAGATAGAAGCAAAGATTGTTAAAATGAATTATTTAGTTAGTTATAATCATAGTGGTAATACTTTAATAGGTATTTTATTGAACTCTTAACGGGTTACCCAACTATTGGTCATAATACCTCGTGTATTGATGATAGGGATGGTATTACTTTGGGTGTCGATAGAAATTTAGACCCTATTTTGGTAAAAAGACATGAGATAATTGAAGGTGAAATAACACCTGAAGATACTTTCATTCTATTACTACGTGATTGTAATGACTGCATTAAGGAAAATTTTGATACTGAGATTACTAAATATTATAAGTTAATAGGACAATATGGTAGACATGCTGGGCCTAAATATATTATACCGTATAATGATATAGTTAAAGACCCGTTGGCTATGGCTAATGTGATTTTAACTTTCATTAAGTTTAATGGTATGAGAAGGTCAAATATAAATGTTGAATACCATAAAGCTAAATCACTTAGTGTTTATAGAAACTCAACTGGTAAACCCGGTTGCTCAGAAGAAGGACTTAGAAGGATACCAGCGATTCAATTTACATTTGAATTGTGGAGTGCCGCATCACTAACCGAGTTTGGTGTCAAACTCAGGGAATACTCAGTAGGTCAACACGCACCGTTTCTTAGGGAACACGCAATAGGCTTCACAGAGGGACATAGATTGTCTGTACGACCTAAAAGAGATTGTATGGCTGTTATGTTCCATATTAATAATAAGTCCTTTTGGACACATTTAACAAAGAAAGAATTTAACTATGTTTTCGATTATAAATACCATACGTGATTATAAGGAGCTAAAATACTTGGCTTACCATGATTCATTAACTGGGTTATTGAATCGTAATTGGTTATATAAAAATATCAATAAAATTGATAAAGAATGGGTGTTCTTCATCGATATTAATGATTTACACGAAATTAATAAAAAGGGTCACACTTTCGGTGATGAATATATTAAGGAAGCGATTAAAAGTATTCTAGTACTGAAAGACGAATTCTTAGTGCGTTATGCTGGTGATGAGTTCATTTTATTTACTAATAGACGTAACGCTATTTTTAATAATAGCTACTATACTATTGGTGTTGCTGAATTAACTGATGATATGTTTGAATCGATTAATAAAGCTGATAGTAAAATGCTAGAAGCTAAATTAGTTAGAAAAACATTAAAATAAAGTGTCTGGTTTAACAACTAACACTTTATTTTAATATTTATTAGTATGAGAATATATTTAACAATAATATTACTTATAGTAACTACAATAGTATTAGGTGCAGCTGCTAAAACAACTACATCAGGCCAAGATGGTGATTGGTCTACAAGTGCTTCATGGGACAATGGTATACCCAATGAAGGTAAAGAATCTCCCCATAAAGGTAAAACATATGAAGAAATAATGGGTATTGATAAAGCTAATGAATTAAAAATAAAACAAAGTAAAAATAGAAAAGGTAAAAGACATTCTGAGGAACATAAAAAGAAAATTAGTGATAGTGTTAAAAGAAGTAAAAATAAGAAATAATGGAAAAAAGAGAATTAAAAATCGTTACATTTATTAAGGAACACGGACTTGCTAAAGCAATTGATTCTTTTAAACTTAAATGTAACGTACATGATAAGAAAATTTTACTGAAATACTCTCAATTGGAATCTCCAATGGGTTTTGATGAAGTACAAGATTGTAGAGGTCTTATACTTGAACGAGATACATGGAAAGTGATGTCTTTAGCATTCAGAAAGTTCTTCAATACACAAGAAGGTCATGCCGCTAAGATAGATTGGAACACAGCTAGAATACTTGAAAAAGTAGATGGTTGTTGCCATGAAGATACTATATTAATTACTGAGGATGGTGAGATGACTATAAAGGAAATATGTGAAACAGAATATTCAGGTAAGGTTTTATCTTATGATGTTGAGAAAGGTGAAGAGGTGTATGATGAAATAGTAGGTCATTCCGTTAAGAAGAACATTAATAACTGGTTTGAGATAGAATTAGAAGAAGGTACCACTATTAAATTAACAGCTAATCATAAAGTATGGTTACCTAAGTTAAAATGTTACCGTAGGGTAGATGAGTTAACCGAAGAAGATGAATTTTTAATAAATAAATAATAATATGGGTAAATTATGGTATTATATAAGCATTACGATGGTGGGTGTATCATACAATTAAAGGGTATGGTGGGGAACTACCTAGATGGGATGGTGAGAGTTGTTCTTTAGATGAGTTTGAAATTATAAAACGATAGTTAATATGGAAGTGGTTAAAATTAAAAATATAAAGAAAATAGATTGTAAATCTAAGAGGTACGATATTGAAACCAAAGAAACGCATAATTTCTTTGCTAATGGTATCTTGGTACATAATTCAATGATTCAACTATATTGGGATTGGCATAAAGAAATATGGTGTGTTGGTACTACTGGTACACCAGAGGCTGACGGTGAAGTAAACAACAAGTTTGGTACTACATTCGCTGACCTTTTCTGGAATGCAATTGGTTCAATGAGAGGTAAATTCAATGGAATTAACTCAAATAACAACGAATCATTTGATTTAGATTTCCTTGTAAAAGGACATGCATATGCATTTGAATTAACAACACCATATAATATAGTTGTTAAACCTCACGCAACATCATCTGTTACTCTATTGGGTATTAGAAATGTTGATACATTAGAGGAATTCAATTATGAAAAATTAAGGGATGTTGAACGTCTATTCGATGGTGTACCATTAGTGAAAGCTTTTGATATCAATGCGATGGACGCTGGTGCTTTAATTAGGACTTTTGAAGGTATGCCTTGGAGTGAAGAAGGTTACGTTGTAATCGATGCTGACTTCAATAGGGTTAAAATCAAAAACCCAGCTTATGTAGCTGTTCATCACTTGAAAAGTAAAACTGGTGAACATAACATCATGGGTGTTGTGAAATCTAACGAAATTGAAGAATTTGCTGCTACTTTCCCAGAAAGAAAGGAAGAAATCTTCAAATTGAAAGTTGGTTATGATGCTTTGGTAGTGAGGTTGGAAGTAACTTGGGATGAATTAATCCTTAGATTACCAAAGAGCATTGAACCTAAAGAAAGAAAGAAGTTTGCGGAGGCTGTTTTCGAAGTAACAACAAAAAATGATGTTAAGGGCTTCACTGGGTTATACTTTGCGTTGAAAGACAAAAAAGTTGAATCCGTTAAGTCTTATATGTTAGACTTCGATAACAAAGTCTTATACAAAATGTTATAAACTACGCGGAATGTATACCTACGGGGGTACATTCCGCTTAATAAAAAAATATGGAATTACTTGGTAAACATTTATTATTTAAAAATGAGTGGTATTCTGAACATCACGGATATGATTGTGTTTGGACTACATTAAGACGTATTAATAGGGAAACAAAGACCCAATATATATCTGATACACAACGAATGGTGATAGATTGGATAAGGAACCTTATGAATATAAGTGGTTTCATATCACAGCTAAGAGGTTTAGAAAGAAAAAAATAGAAAAGTATATAGATAATGTTATTGATGATTTACATGGTGAAATAGAAAGGTTAAAATCGGATGTTGAATTTGATGATATGTTCACTGTAATAGATGTTACCAATAGTATGGATTTACATATGCATCACAGCCAACGAGTGATGGATAGTTATCACCCGATTGAAAAATTTATAAATAAAAAGAGAACTAAATTCCCGTGTTATCAAGATTTATCTAGCCCTACCGCTATGCGTCTTAATAACATTTTTTGTCTACCAGTTTATGAAGTTTGTTTCATGTTTAATGAAGTTACTGGGAAGCACCTAAAGTTTGACCATAGAAAAGAATGTGATTATAATAGAAATTTAATATTTCATCAATTAACGGTGGGTGGTGATGATAAGAAAATAATAACAGATGAGGAAAATGAAGGTAATCAAGCTATTTTCATATGGGTCTTTGAAGATAGAATAGTATATAAAGATAGTGAAGGAAGGAGTGAGTGGTAATGATTGAACTTAATGTGTGGATGATTAGTGGTATTATATTTGTAACACAGATATTCTTCATTTACTTTAGAACACTAAATATGATTCACACTGCTGATAAGGATTGGAAAAAAGCTATTCTAAGTGGTTGGGGTGTTGGTATAACTTGGCTGGTTACTATATCATTAGGTGTAACGGCTATGATTAATTTACAATGGCAACCAGTAATGGCATTCTTGATAGCTGGTGCTATCGGTACTTATATTGGTATTATAACGACTAAGTAATCACTTCTTCCAAATAGTACTCCAAAAGGCTTCAAATGTCCCTGAGAATGCAAATTTAAAGATTCCAAAGAAAGCTAATATCATTAATATAAATTCCCACATTGGTACTGGAAATACCACATTATATAAGGTTGTTATTGATAAAGCAATCATCATCTGGAAAGAACTTAACATAACCATTTGACAGAAATGCCAAGCATCAGTAACCCAAACAAAGATAGTTGTTGAACCTATAAAAGCTGGTCCTTGTTCTGGGTCTCTATTCTTATATTTATTTCTCCAAGTAACACCCGGTGTATTTAACCACCAGTACCATTTAGATGTTTCAGGTATCTTACTGAATTTAGATTCAGTATACTTGAAATTAAGTGTATCCATAATAGAATTAGCTACACCAGCTAATATGCTAAGTAATACTCCAATTCCGGCTAATATTAATATTGTAGTTAAAGTCATTATCTAAATAATAAGTAGATTGTTAATATTGTAGCACCAACATTAAAAGCACTAAATATAATAGCATTTAGCTTATCATCATCCCTTACCCAAGTGTTTTTGATACCAACCCATGAGATAATATATATGAATAATATTAAAGCGTTAACAATAACTGCTGTTATCCCAGTAAATAAATCAATATTGAATTTATCTCCTAAGAAATTTAATAAAACTGCAAGGCCAACAGCTGTAGCTATTTTATATTTATATTTCAATATCCAATTAAAAAATCTTTTCATAGTCTTTTCTTTATAAATATCTAAAAAAATTTGTTTATCTGGATTTAAATTCGTATATTTGTAACTTCAAACTTAATAAAGATAATATGATAGCTGATAATGTAAAAGTTTTCCCCAGTTCAGAAGGTAATGTGTGGAAATATGTATATGAATTTGAGAATGCTATCACTGAGGCTGTTCTATACAAATATGGTTCCTTCGAGGAACGAACAGTTATCTGTTGTTCAGTGCAGAGTGGTTGTCCAGTTGGATGTACCTTTTGTGGAACTGGTAATAGATTTGTCAGAAACCTTACAGCTCAAGAGATAGTATCTCAAGTAACCCATATTATTGATGGTATTGAAGGTGATGAAATTGGTTCATTAAATACTAGATGCGCTAAACTACAAATCATGTTCATGTCAATGGGTGAACCATTACTAAACTTCGAGGAAGTTGAAAAGGCAATTAAGATGTTAAATGCGGTATACTCTAATGCTCAGTTATTAATATCTACAGTTGGAATTAATAAACCTGAAGCAATTACTTGTTTAATCCATTTATTATTATTATTTTTGTATAAATCTAATTTATAGTATTATGACAATAAAAAATATTTTCGATGAAATATCATCAACTAACTCAACATTAAAGAAAATGGAAATCCTTGGTAAATACAAGGATAATAAATTACTAGAAAGAGTACTTTATTTTGCCAACTCAAAACGAGTTAAATTTTATATGAAACAAATTCCAGAATATGGAACTTTAAAGGAAAGTCTTAGTGGTAGAGAAATATCATTATCAGATGCTATCGGTAACTTAGATAGGATTTATAATAGATTATTAACAGGTCATAAAGCTATTAGCTTCGTTAAAAGTTTATTATCTAGGTTATCAAAAGATGATGCTTACATTATAGAACGTATCATTGAAAAAGATTGTAAAATTGGTATGGGAACTAGGAACATCAATAAGATATTCCCTAAACTCATCGAGAAGACCCCTTACATGGGTGCTAAACCGTTTGAAATCAAATTGGTTAAGAAGATATTCGAGAAGGGTGGTTATGCCTTCAGTGACGTTAAAATGGACGGTAGATACTGTAATGCTATTATCCGTGGTGGTGAAGTTGAAATGGAATCACGTCAAGGTGAACCAACCATATTAGATAATTGTACATTTGTTGAAGAACTTAAAGGTTTCGGTGATTGTGTACTTAATGGTGAACTAACCATCGATGGTGTATCACGTTACGAAGCAAATGGTATTGTAGCCTCAATGATTGATATTACAAAGAAACGTGAAGAACGTGGACCAGTAGAGACAGCTAAGAAAATCGAGAAATTCGAATCTAAGCACATGCCTTTCTCTGAAGCTTTATCTAGAATTAGATATACTGTATGGGATACTATCACAGTAGATGAATACTACGACAACAAATCAAAAACCCCTTATTATGAAAGACGTACTACATTAGAAACAATGATGGATGTTTATAAACCATCAATGGTTAAAATGGTAGAGTCTATTAAGGTTGAGACATATGAAGAAGCGTTAGCTCACTTCCAAGAAATGTTGAATCGTGGTGAAGAAGGTACTATAGTTAAACTTAGTGATGGTACTTGGAAAGATGGTAAACCAACATGGCAAATTAAAATGAAGCTTGAAATAGCTTTAGACCTTAAGATTACTGGTTTCAATATGGGTACAGGAAAAAACTCTGACGTTGTATCTTCATTAACTTGTGAAACGTCTGATGGTTTATTAATAACAAGACCAACTGGTATGAAAGAGGATATGATGCAACATATCACCGAGAACCAAGATGAATTGCTTGGTACTATGGTAGAAGTTAAATGTTGTGGTCTATCTTGGAATGGTAAAGGTGAGTATTCTTTATTTCACCCAGTATTCAAGATTCTAAGAGACGATAAAGATACTTGTGACTCATTGGAATCAGTTAAGGCAATCGAAGCAGCAGCAAAAGGATTAATTTAAAATAAAAAATAATATGGAGAATAGGAATTTTGATTTATTTTTAGAGAGGAACGAAGCTGTTGAAGCACACTTTAATTTCTGTAATGAACATAAGATTAATGAATTAGAAATAGAGTTCGATAATAAAACAGTATCAATTGTTTCGGCTATTAATAATGATTCAGAAGACTTAGTTAGATTAGAAGATGGTATAATTGGTGTAGATGATTTAATGGTGGGAAAATTCCACCCAGATAATATAGATAACACATATTTTTGGAAAAGAGCTGTTGAGGTATCAAAATCTTTGGCTATAGCACCCTCTGGTGATACAGTGGATAATCAAGTAATCAATGCAAATAGCCTTGAGCACAACCACAAAGTAATGACACTAGAATTCCTTGATTTATATTTAACTACTAATCCTAATGCTAAGATTTTAGAAATAGGGCCGGGACTTGGGAATATAACTGAATATATAACAGAAAAATATAATGGTGATAATTATCAGGCTATTGATATACACCCACATTTTGAACACCCTAGGTTATTCAAAAGTGATGGTAAATCAATTCCAAGTGATATTAAAGGTAAAATAGACTTAGTTTATTCGGGTAACGTATTCCAACACCTTAGTAAAAACCAAAGGATGGGTTACTTAAAAGATATAAAGGAACTACTAAGTGATGGTGGTGAATTTATAGTATCTTTGTTCGTTGCACATAACGATAACATTGATGCGAAAGTTACTTTACCTGATGGTGAGGAACATCGAATATTCAATATGTTTACCAGAGGTCATCAACCACTATGTAACTTCTTTGGTCAATTTACTGAGGTTCCATATCTAGGTGATTTAAAAATAGAATTCAATTCAATGGGTTTTGATTTTGATGTATTAAGAGGTGTTGGTAACACCGTGGTATTCAGGTTAAAACATTAATAAAAAAAGATAAAAAACTTACTCGAAAACCTTTATTTTTTGAAGATTTTTGTTATATTAATAACATATAAAATAACAATTAAAAAACCAAGTATTTATGGGAAATCAATCATTTATTCCAGACACAATTAAAGTAGGTTATCAAAAAAGAAGTGACACCTACACTGGAAATTTAGCTTATGTTATCTATACAGATAAGAAAGGCGTTTTAAGAAAAGAAACATCATGGCAAGGATGGCGTGATAAGAAAATCGAAGCAAGTGACTTTGTTAATGAACCAACAGAAGGTTTTGTATTAAACAAAGGTGTTGGTGGACAAAGACAAAGTTATGGGTGGAATGCTCGTAATGAGTATATCAGAGTTTATGACCCAAGAGGTTTTGAATTCGAGATTAGTGTTGCTAACCTCTTATTTGTCCTACAAGAATCTTCTTCAATCAAAGGTAAAGGATTAGAAGGTGAATTCGTTTATTGTTGGGCTGGTAAAGAATTAACTTTACTTCCATGTGAATCTGAAGAGTATAAAAACTCAAAAGAGTTCAGTAACTTACAAGACAAAAAGGTAACCAAAAAAGAAATGGTACCGGGTTGTCTTTATCAAGCTAAAGACCAAAGAAACCTTATGTATTTAGGTCGTTTCACTTGGTATGAGAAAGATTATTATGAAACCTTTTTCATATTCAAATGCCATGTATTCTATAACACTGAAACTAATCTATTTGAATATGAAAAAGGTTTCACTAAGTTAGCATTACGTTTAACTGACACACCAGCTGAGAACTTCTCTGATATGGTTGAACAATACAATGATAGTAAATATGGTACTAAAATTATTGGTTTAGACCATAAACCATTTACTATAACTCATAAAAAAGTTAAGAAATGCGGTTGGAGAAATTATTTCTACCTTAAAGAGGCTGATGGTACATATACTCAATGTAATGTAAATGAAGATTATGATACTGATTGGTCTGGTGGTGAGTACAAAAGAACTCATTTAGGTTATTACATTCAAAAAGAAAATACAATCAATATGAAAGGTGATACTATTGAATGTACATCATTACCATACACGTATGGGCGTAATGAAAAAATCTACTCTTTAGATGAGTTAAACGAATTAGATTTCACTGATTTAATGGTCGTATTAGAAAGTGGTAGTAAAGTAAATTATAACACATATTAATAACAAAAAATAAAAACAGAAGAAAATGGCTAATAAAGCAGATGATAAAATCAAACAGTTATTCGCAATAGTACAAGCGAAAAAAGCTGAAATAGAAAAACTAAAAAATCCTACATGGATTACTAACTGTAATTTCGAGACACCTGATGGTAGACAAGTAAATTTACACACTATACCAACGGTTGAGAAATTAGTTGAAGTCCTAGCGACTCTTCTATCAACTGGTAAAGTTTATGAAGAAGCGGCAACGGAATTAGGTGTTGACAGCGATTTCAAATGGGGTGGTTTCACTATTGAACAATGGAAGATTGACCTTATAACTAGAAAAGAAAAAATCCAAGTTGGTGCTAAGAAAAGAAAATTAGCTGAATTGGAGAGTAAACTTGATACTCTAGTAAGTCCTGAAATGAAGCGTGAGCTTGAACTTCAAGCAATCGAAGACTTCTTGAAAGAAGATTAATTACACAAATACACAAAAAAGATAGGGGTGAACTTGGCATATATGCTAAATTATCCCTATTTTTGTATAATGAAAGTTAAACTGTTAAAGAAGATATGGATTACGTTAAAATAGGTGGCTACTTAGAGCCGGGTGATGATGCCTGTTTTACGACTGCAATTAGGGGTGGTAAACATGGTACAAAAAAAGTGAACCTCGAAATAACTGGTGTGTGGGATGGTGAGAAGTTCACTTCTTATCATGATTACGATAACACTAGTAAAACAATTGTTAGAAAAAGAGAATGGTTAACTAAAATAAAATACGATGGAACAAAAAATGTATAAATTCCCTTAATTTTATTAAATTCCGTTATATTTATATTAAAATATATTATGGAATTAAAAAAATGTAAAAATTGTGGTGAACTTAAACCATTGGTTGATTATTATAAAGCTAATAGTTGTAAAGATGGTTTAAACAGTAATTGTATTGTTTGTATTAAAATTAAACAAGCTACATATAGAAGTAAAAATAAAAGAAACTGTAAAGGTGATATACTTAAAGAAAAAGCTTTAAAATATTATTATGGTAATCGGAATGAATGTTTAATTAAAATGAAAGAATATCGTGATAATAACAAAGATAAAGTTAAAAAAATTAAAAAAGAATATCGTGATAATAACAAAGATAAAGTTAAGGAGTATAGTAGAGATTATTTTTTAAAAAATAGGGAAAGTGTTTTAGCTAAAAATCGAGCTTGGAATAAAAATAATAAACATATAGTAACTTGGCGAAGTATTTTAAAAAGTCATTTAAAAAGGTTAGGTAAACCTAAAGAAGGTAAAACAATAGATGTACTTGGTTATTCTGCTTTAGAATTAAAAGAACATTTAGAAAAACTTTTTACCGAAGGTATGTCTTGGGATAATCATGGTGAATGGCATGTGGACCATAAGATACCAATAAGTAGCTTTTCATCTGATACATCACCAGCAGTTGTAAACGCATTAAGTAACTTACAACCTTTATGGGCAACCACTAGAGAGATTAATGGTGTTATTTATGAAGGTAATTTAAATAAATATAATTATGAGTAAAGATAAAAATTTTTATCGTTTTCCAGATATCGAACAATTCAGGAACGCAATTCATCAAGTAACTTTCAGAGCGACATACATCGGTCAAGATGAAGATGACCAACCTATGCATGATGAGAAAAAAGAATTACCAACGTTAAATTATCGTGGTACGGTGAAACTTCATGGTACTAATGCTGGTATTGTATTTACTCCTGATGAAGAGGGTGAATATGAATTCCACGCTCAATCTAGAACTAGTATTATAACACCAACCAATGATAACGCTGGTTTTGCAGCATTTGTTCATACAACACCACTTGGTGAATTACTATCTAAATTGACTAATAAATGGTTTACACCAATTAGTCTAGATAGTGAACCTGAACAAACTGGAACTCCAGTAATTAAAGTATTTGGGGAATGGTGTGGTAAGAAAATCCAAAAGGGTGTTGGTATTACCCAACTTGATAAGATGTTTGTTATCTTCGGAGTTAAGGTAGGTAATATTTGGCTTCATGAAGAAGATTTAGCTAAAATTAAATTACCTGAATATAGGATATTTAATATATGTGATTACCCTAACTATAAAATTGCAATCGATTTTAACAAACCTAAAGAGGCCGCTGAAAAAATGGCTGCATTAGTGGATGATGTTGAAAAGGAATGTCCAGTAGCTAAAGCATTTGCTTTGGATGTTATGAATAATAATACAGCATATTGTGATGAAAATGGTAAAATTTGGTTTGATAAATCTAATGGGTTTGAAAATAGATTTAAAGGTGAGTTAAAAAATATATTTAATAAACTAAGAATAGATAACCCAAAAGGTATTTTATATATAAAATTTTAATTTTATGAAAACATTTCCATATAATACCATATTTATTAATATAATAATTAATTAAAAAGTTTGATATGGGAAAATACGTTGTTTATAAAATAATTTATTCTGGTGAAAATTTACCACCTTACTATATTGGTTCTACTAAATTATCTAAATTAAAAAATGGTTATTTAGGTAGTGTTAGAAGTAAAAAATGGAAAAATAAATTTAAATTAGAAGTTTTGAACGGTAGAGGTTTATTTGATTATGAAATTTTATCTGAGCATGATACTAGGGAAAGTGCTCTATTAGCTGAATATAATTACCAAAAAGAAAATGATGTGGTGAATTCAAATTTATATTTTAATGAATCTTTAGCTAATGTAAATGGTTTTTTTGGTCGTGATGTTTCTGGTGAAATAAACCCTATGTATGGTAGGAATAATGAAGTTATTGCTATTAATGTAATGACAGGTGAAAAATGTAGAGTTACTAAAGAAGAATTTAATAATAATTGTGATTTATCTGGACATACCACTGGTTTAGTATCTGTAATCGAGTTAGATTCTGGTGATAAAAAAATGGTTAGTAAATCTGAGTATTATAGTAACCCAACATTATATAAACATTATAACGATGGTAAGAAACATAGTAAACAAACAAAAGATAAACTATCTGAAATGCGTAAAGATATGATAACTGCAAAGGATTGGTTTGGGAATTTTCATAGGGTTTATAAAGATGATATCAGATTCAAAATCGGTGAATTTGGTAATACTAACGCAAATGGTTATTTATTAACTGATTTATATGGTAATGAATTTAAGACAATGAATTTAAAAATGTTTTGCAAGGACAATGGGTTACAATTCCCAAGACCAGAACAAATAATCGATGGTATTATTAGATTAAAAGGTAAACCAAGGAAATATAAATCAATGAATAATTGGAAAATAAAAAAAACAGTTTAATATGGAATTACAATTAGAAATTAAAGAAGTTGGGGTTAATAATAAACCAATTAATATTAATATTGAGAAAATAATTAAGTTTGATGCTAATATGGTGTCAGAAGGTATTGTATGGACTTGTATTGATATTGGTTGGACTCAATCTAGGTTCTGGTTCAAGACTAAAGGTGAACTTCACAAGGGTACTAAAACTAAGGAAAAAGTGCCAGTTGATATTGAAAGAGTTAACAACATGAAAGAATTAGTTGAAACTGTTGTTACAGAACCTAGACTTTTACAAGGATTAGATTATCTTAGAGAACAAGGATTAGAATTCTCTAGAAAAAACCTTGGTGCTTACCTTAAATGGGTATTCAACGATGTTATAAAAGAAGAACTAGACACTATAATGGATAATGGTTTTGAACCAAAGGAAATAAGTGGTGCAATTTCTACTAGAGCTAGAAATTGGTTTTTCGAAAAAGAGAACGATAATATAGGTATGTAATATGTAAATATGAATGGGTTATTAATAGGAGGTATAATAATAGGTTTGATTTCGTTGTTAGGTTTGATGATGATATCAAACCTATTTGATATCATGAAAACAATAGTATTAGATAAGAAAGATGAGATAATTGGTGATTTAACCATTAAGCTTAAAGACTGTGAACGTGAATTAGCATCAGTAAAAGTTGATAATGAGAATTTACACACAGCTAATGTAATAATGAAAAGTAGTAAAAATAATTAAGATGATAAAACAAAAAATTTTAAAACTGAAACAAGCAGCTAACATCGATAGGACCGATTTTTCTTTTCCAGCTGGAACTGAATTTGAGATAGTAGCTGATATAGTATATATGGGTGGTTACCCGGTTCCGCAGAATATGCAAGGAGTTATTTATAAATGGTTAGTTGCTAATATGGCTAATACTCAACTATTTAAGGATGACTTGAGAAGATTTAATTAAAAAAAATCACTTTTTTCTTGTATATGTTAAATATAGTTGTTATCTTTGTATCTCACAATTATAAAATAACAAGTATTAATTAAAACAAAAACAAATTATGAAAAGAGTAACAATTTTAATGTTAAGTATTGCAATGATACTTTTCGCAACGACATCATGTACGACACATGAAAAACCAAAACCAGAAGTGAATATAACTGCCTCAGTCAATCCAGCGGATGGATTAGATTTTAAACTGGTTGGTGCCTTATTCCAAGATGGTAAAGTTAGTAACGCTGAATCTTTAGAAACAGAATTGAACAAAGACGGTGGGATTAACAACTTAGACTTAAACGGTGATAAAAAAGTTGATTATATCAACGTAGCTGAAAACGATGGTACAGCAGCCGCTAAAAGTTTTGATTTAACAACTGGTACAGAAGCTGATGTAACACATATCGGTACAGTTGAAGTAGAAAAAGGTGTAGATGGTCAGTACAACATCAACATGGCTGGTAGTGAACAAATTTACGGTGCTGGACACAGTTATCATGCTTCACATTCATCTGTAGGTAATGCAATGTTCTATGCGTGGTTATTCTCTCCAAGACCAAGATATTACCATTCACCTTATTACATGGGTCATTACCCAATGCATTACAGACAACCAATAGTGGTATCTAGAACTGTATATGCAAATAACACAACAGCACAAAGAACAACAACAGCTAAGTCAGTTACTAAAAATACTAAACCGTATGTTAGTAAAACAAAATCAGCTAATAAAGGTAAAACTGGTACAGCGGCTCGTTCATCAATAAACAATCATAAGACATCACAGAAAGCTTTGGCTACTCGTAAGGCAACCGCTGCTAAGAAAGGTGGGTTTACTAAAGGTAAAACTTCAACTAAACCTAAAAGTTCAGCATCTAAATCTAGAAGTTCAGGTTCAAGTTGGGGGTCATCTAGTAGAAGCTCAAGTAGAAGTTCAAGTAGAAGTTCAGGGCGTAGAAGTGATGTAAACGCTAAACAAGATATCGTAGCAGTAGATTATGGTTTACAAGAGGTATTAGCTCTAAATGCAGTTAACTACTCTTATACAACAGAATTCGTAGAAGCTGAAGGTCTTCCTTCAACAACACAAGTTGGCTTAATAGCGCAAGATGTTGAGAAAGTTATACCGGAAGTTGTAACGACTGATGCTGATGGTTTAAAATTAATAAGCTATGACTTACTTGTACCAGTTCTAATCGAAGCGATTAAGGACCAACAAGCGTCAATTGATAGTCTTAGATTACAATAATAAATAATAATAAATAACTTAACAATAACTTAAAAATTAAAATTATGATTAAATTTCTAAAACGAATATTCGCAATATTCTTATCAAAAGGTAACAAAGTATTAGATGCTGTCGAAGACAAAGTTGAATTGTTACAACAAAAAGTACGTGAACTTAAATCAAGTCACGCAGATGCCGTAAACGGTCTAGCTAAGGTGAAAGCTTTAGAAATCAAAATGAAGGGTGATGTAGCTAAATTTAATTCTGATGCTGCTAATTATCTTCAAAAAGCTGAAAAACTTAAAGCTAAATTAAACGGTGGTGAGTTTGAAGATGAAGAAGAAGGTAAGAAGTATATCATAGCTATGCTTAACAAACATGAAAACATGTTGAACGAGGCCAAGACTAAAGAAGTGGCTCGTGCAAAACAAGAGGTGATTTGTAATAACCTTCAAAATAAAATCAAAGACCTTTCAACTTTGGTTAAGACAACTGAAAATAGTATTGTTAACATTAAAGCTCAATCAGAAGCGGCAAAAGTTAATAAAGAAGTTTCAAAAGAACTTTCAGGTGTTAATCTAGAAGGTGTTACTGGACAAATTGAAGAAATCCAAAGAACAATCAACGAGGATAATGCTGAAGCGGAAGCTTGGGTAGAACTTGATGAAGGTTTAGAAGATGACGATGCTAAAATCGAAAAACTTCTTAATGAGTCTTCACCAACTTCAGATAGCAAATTGCTTGATGACTTCTTAAGTACTAAGTAAGATACAACAACCAACAATGTGAGGGGGTAATTCCCCTCACTTTTTTTGTAACCTTTAAAAACCATATATAATGAGTTTTACAGACTTAAAAAACACTTTAACACAAAACACTGATGTCGAAACTACGGACACCACAGTGTTCAGAACAAAAAATTACACCAAGTTCAAATTTTCACCTTTAAATCGAAAACCAACTCACTACGAGAAAATTCGTGATAGTATAGCTAAACGTGACTTAACCAAATACAATCCAATATTGGTTGCATTCACTGATGAAGGTGATTTACTTATCATAGAGGGTCAAAATCGATTTCTAGCTTGTAAAGAACTTGGGATATTCATTTATTTCATTGTATCAGATGAGGCTGATATTGAAGATGCACCAGCGTTAAACAATGCATCTAAGAACTGGTCTAACACTGATTACGTAAAACATTACGCAACTAAAGGTGATGGTAATTATATGCACATACTTGAATTACATGCTGAGTATAGTATTAGTATAACATCATTAATTAGAATTTGCTCTGGTCAACATAACGTAGGTATTCATATTAAAGAAGGTACTTATAAAATACGTGAAGATTATAATTTTATTGAGTTCTGTGAACACTGGTGTGAATTCCATGATTATATACCATTTGCTAATAAGACATTCTTCATTGATGCATTAGCTAGTTGTTATTTTCATAAGAATTTCGACCCGGAAAGAATGATAAGTAAATTACACCAATGTAGTGGTATGCTTCATGACCAAAACACTCGTGAACATTTCAGACAAGAAATTCAAAAGTTGTACAACTACAAAATGGGTAAAGAAAATTTAGTTTCAATTTTAAAAGATTAATTATGACTGATATTAAAGAAAAAAAATATACTATAACAAAAGACCAGAAGATGTATTATTCTTCAGTTCTTTTGTTAGAAAATATCTGTAACTTTGGACATAGTTATCCAATCCTTTTAGATGATGAACAACAAATGTTAGAACCTATTTTGGTTCACATGTTATCCAAAGAATGGGTATCAGCTGATGCTTTAGGTTATTTACCAACAGAGAGTGGTAGAAAGGTTCTAGAGAACTACTTAGGTAGGTTACATGAATTCAGAGCCATCTATAAAATTTATTCAGCTGTTGATACTGGAGAAGGTGAATTTGGTTATTCAAAATACTTCGACTTCAAAACTGATGAAGCATTCATTGAACACATACACCAAGAAAGATTTGAGGACCTTAGAATCGCAGTTTGTGAATTTAAAGGGTTAAACCCAATGGATGTAATTTTCATGGAAATGGTTGATGAAAATAGATTCAACTGCGAAGAAACTGGTTGGGAAGCTGAATTAGCTACTGGTCTTATTTGGGATGATATGGTTGAGATAGCTAACACTAATCTCCACGTTGAAGACTTAGATGAAGAAGAATACACTGGTACAGAAGTTATGACCATCATCTTAGAGCAAGGTGCTGATATACTTAAAACACTAATGGAGCGTCAGATAGAGGAAGAGGAAGAAGTGGTTGAAAGCTTTGTTGATGAGGATGAAGCTTATGATGAGGTACATAGTACTGAAACATATTACGTTGAAGAACCAATCTTCGATGATTATTACTATGAGTCTTATTATGACCCATATTATGTATCACCAATCTGGGGTGGATATTATTATTAATCAATTAATTAAATAAATTATGAGTTTAACTACAATTATTATAGTAGGTGTGATAATTCTATTACTAATACTATTACTAATACTATTCGGTGGAAAAAAGAAAGAAGAATCAACCCCGATAAAAAGTCAGGTTAAGATTAATACTAAAAGTGGTAAAAGTTATACTGCTAAACTTAAACCAAATAAACTTGGTAGGTCAAACAATGATTGGGAATTTTTTGATGAGAATGGTCTAGAAATAGAAGATGTTCTTTTAATGCTAATCTTATTTGATGCTGCAACTAATAACACTACATTAGATGAGGTATACATTGATGATGCGAATTATGATAATGTATATATGGAAACTGAAGAAACAATAGTTGATGAAATAGTCACTAACCCTGTTGATAGTTTTGAAATTACTTTCGAAAATGATTCTCTTGTAGATGGGGAAGTAATTGATTTGGGTGTAACAGAACCAACTGTATATCCGGGTAGTGAACCTTATTCAGAACCTGAAGAGTCTTATAAGCCAACACCTGAAGAATCTTATAGGTCTGATGTTAATGATTCATATAGCTCAGATTCTAGTGATTCATATGACTCAGGTGACTGCGGTGGAAGTTATGACTAATAAATATTATTATTAAAAGTTTGGTAGTGTCACTTATTTTTCCTATCTTTGTAATCTAATTAAAATTTATATTTATGAAAAAGCGATTTTTATTGTTAAGTTTAATTTCCATTACATTGTTAAGTTACGGAAAAGTGCGTGACACTTTACTTGTTGGAACTAAAGAGTCAGTACCATTTGTTATAAAACAAACTGATGGTCAATGGGGTGGAGTTTGTATTGATTTACTCGATAAGATGTCAAACCGATTAGGTAAACCTTATAAGTTGGTTGAAATAAATACCTCTTATGAAAATACAATTGGTAAAATTGATGAGGGGGAAATAGATTTCTTCCTAGGTTCAATGACCATCACGGGTGACCGACTACAGAAAGTGAATTTCACACAACCCTATTATATATCAAGTATAAGTGTAGCAACAAATTTAGATACTAGTAAATCAGTCTTATCGGCTTTTTTCAGTGCTAAGTTTTTTAATGGTGTTATAATACTATTAGGGTTCCTATTCTTTTGCGGTGCGATATTCTGGTTAGTTGAAAGGAAAACTAATGATGAAGTAGATGAAGGTTGGTGGGGTATATTCCAAGGAGCTTACTACACATCAATAATTGTAACAACAATTGGTTTCGGTGAATTGGTTACAAGTAAACTAGGTAAAGGATTGGCCTTTTTATTAATGTGGGTATCATTAGGTATTGTAGGTTTAATTTATGGTAACATAACAACTGCGTTAACAGTATCTGAGTTACAACAAAATATAACTGATATCCAAGCATTAAGGAAAGTTAAAGTGGGTACTATAGATGGTACAACCAGTTCTGACTTCCTAAAAAGTAATGATGTGAAATACATATCATTTGATAATACAGAAGAAGCTTTGGATGCTATGAATTCAGGTGAATTGAATGCCTTTGTATACGACTCACCAATATTGAAGTATTACATATCTAAAGACAGATATAAAGACATTAAGGTGATGGAACAACCGTTCACAAAGGAAATGTACGGATTTGCAGCATCATTAGATAATAGTGATTTAACGAATAAACTCAACCCATCAATCTTGAATACAATTTCAAGTCCTGAGTGGGATGACATATTAGCAAAATATAATTTAAAGTAATGAGAAAAGTATTATATATATTAAGAGGTGTACCGGGTTGTGGTAAATCAACAGCAGCTAAAGCAATTGCTGGTCTAACTGGTGTTGTTTGTTGTGCCGATGATTATTTCATGTATGCTGGTGTATACAAATTTGATGCATCACAATTAGGTGCTGCTCACAATGCGTGTAAAACTAAATGTGAGGATAATATGAAGGTTGGTACTGAGGAAATTATTATAGCCAACACTAATACAACTGAGAAAGAATTTAACACATACAAAAAAATGGGTATTAAGTATGGTTATATTGCTATATTTTTAGTTGTTGAAAATCGTCACGATGGTGTTAATGTCCATGGTGTTCCAGAGGAAGCTTTGGGTCGTATGGAAGATAAAATAAAATCTTCTTTAAAACTTAGATAAATACTTGATTTTTGGGTCATTATTCTATATCTTTGTGGTATGGATAATGACCTTTATATTGATACTCAAATTGTATTCAGATATCTAACAAGAAATTGGAACGAAGAGTTTCGTGAGATTGATGGGTATGATATATTAACAGATGTAACAGATGTTTTTGGGTTTGGGGAAGAAAGGGTTAAAGGTATTCTAACTGAGTGGTTTTACGAGTTTAATATCCCGGAAGATTGGTTTGAAGCAAAACTTATTAGATATTTTGGTAGCGTGGACCCGGTTAACTCTGATGGTGATATTACGGTAGGTGAAATAAGACACGAAGGTAACACTGTATTTATGGATTATAAGATAGCACTTAGACCAGCTGAGTACATAACAACTAATTTCACGATAGTAGGAACACCATGATGGATGAAGATAAAATGAAGAAAATACGTGAAGAGACTATTAAGAAATGGTCCGCTTTAGGTTTTTTAGAAGGTTTAGATGGTAAAGCTAAAGAAATATAGCTCAATTATATGAAAACCAAGCCACACATTTATTAAAAGAATCTGGTGATGTTGAACCGGATGAATTCAATCCTAATATGTTACCAATCGCAATCAGGGTATATAATAAATCGGTACCTAACCCTGATTTTAAAAATATTAATGAAGATGAAAACAACGATAAAACTGAAGGGAAAAATAGTATTCGACCCGAAGGATGTGACGACTAAACACAAGTCTCAATCGAATTGGAAGAAGACTGCTATGATTGTTTTTGAAAGTGATATATCTGGATATTACGCTTGGTTTATCAAAAAAAGGTATTCACTTCCATTAAACAAACCATTACGTGGTGCACACGTAATGATAATATCAGATAGAGAATCTGCTATGAATGATAAGTGGGGAGAAGTTAAAGCTAAATGGAGTGGTAGAGAAATAGAAATTACCCTATCAGTAGACCCTAGAACATCTGGTTCACATTGGTGGTTAAATATCCCTGAAGAAAATAGAGGTGAGATACATGATATAAGACGAGAGTTAGGTCTATTAAGACCTTTTTTTGGTTTACATTTAACAATTGGTCACCCTAATGAAAAATATATAGAACATAGTGAATATATTCACTGTTTAATTAAAAATGGTCTCGTAGATTAACTATCTTTCTTAATAAATCTATTAGTATAACTACATAATGGTTGAAGATTGGCATAATGATTTAATCTTATAACATCCTCTTCCGTTTTTGATGATGATATTGGTATTATATGGTCTATATCCCATGTTTTATTAAGTTCTAAAATACCATCATCTGGGTTACCATAATTACCCCAATTCATCCATGATTCCCATTGGGATTCGATATGGAGTTTAAATTCTTCGAATGAACAACCTAAAATTTGGTGGGTTTTAGATTTTTTAGTGTAATTTTTCCTTCTAAGTGAATCATTAATACTTCTTCTTATACTACAGGTTAATTTAAATAGTGGGTCTGCTTTTAAACGTCTATTTTTATATGTTCGTTTATTATAAGATATACGCTCCTTATTTTCTGTGCGATATATTTTATCATATAATGCTTTTTTATCTTTATTATTTTTATACCACTCTTTTCTGGTTGATTTAAAATAATCAAGGTTATTTTTATAATATTCTTCTTTGTATTTCTTAATTTTTTCTTTATTATTTTCTCTATATATCCCTACTTTTTCTTTAATTTTTTCTTTGTTTTTAAGATAATACTCTTTATTTTTTTCTTTATATTCATCTTTATTATCTTCATAACGTTTTTTGTTTTTTAATTTAACTTTATCGTTATATTTTTTTATGGATAAACGTCTAGCTTCTTTTTTTTCTTCTGGTGTATATTTTTTAGTTCCCATTTTACTTATCCTTTTCAAGTTTTTTAAGGTGTTCTGGTTTGATTGTTACTGATATAGTTTTCTTTTCACTCATGTATATAAATATAATGAAAAATTAATAATAGTCAATACTTGAAATATCGAAATAATATTAGTATCTTTGTTATCTAAAATATATTATTATGAGTATAAAAAAATCATTAAGGGAAAAATTAAACGAAACCATTAAAAAAAATGTTGACATGAAAAAAATAATTGGTGGTTTTGCAGATGTAATTGAAGTTGCATTAGATAAGGAATATAATTATGGGATGTCCGAGGAAAATTCATTTGGGCGTATAGCTTCATTATTGAGTGCTTCACATGCTTATTCTGTGATGGAGTGTGAAGGAAAAAAAGGTATTGAAGAAATAGCTGATGCTATACATAACGGGTGGAGTATGGCAGTACTTACCTATTTAGACCAGCCAGAAGAAAAAAAGAAACAACGAATGGTATTAGTAAATACTAGGTATCTTGATTTGTCAAAAGAAGAGCAAGATAAGGACCTTGTTGCGGCTAGAGCTTTTATAAGTGAGTATGCGAAACTAGAAGATGGTACTAGTGAATTTTTTAACATTGAAAAGTAAAATTTGAAATATGAAAATAGAAGTTGGTGAACAAAATGAGATTTTATTAACGGAAGTTTATTCTGGTGTTAGTTTAAAAACCAAAGATGGTGAGATTTTAGGTATTTGTATGAGAGATTCAGGGTTTGAATTTAATTATATGGGTATATGGTATGAAGCTAAAAATGGCGTGGTGAATAAACTTGGTGGAGAATTTGAAAAAGATATTAAAAACAAAGTGAAACCCCTCATGGGGTGGGTGATAAATCTATATCAGAAAAGAATTAGAATTAGGATTGGAAAGACCTTTCTGGGGGTTACACCTTAGTTTGGGACATGCTAACGAAAAGAACTATGAACATTCAAAATATATTCATAGATTAATTAAAAAAGGTATAATATGAGTAATATGAAATTAGATAATGGATACTACATATGTGTAGATTTTGATGGATAAAATTTAACTTTTTAAATCTAAGTATATATTTATTAATATAACGTTAATAAAACATAGTTAAATGGTAAAAGGAATTTATTGTATTGAAAATTTAAATAATGGTAAAAGATATGTTGGTTCATCAAATAATTTAAAGAAAAGAAAAAAAAGTCATTTTTATGAATTGAAAAGGGGTAATCACGGAAACTTGAAACTTCAAAGGTCATATAATAAGCATGGTGAAGAAAAATTCACTTTTTATATTTTGGAAGAAGTTGAAAATGAACTTGATTTAATAAGTAGAGAACAATTTTATATTGATAATTTAAAACCTCAATATAATATATGTAAAATAGCTGATTCTTCTTTAGGGGTTAAAAGGAGTAATGAAACGAAAGAAAAAATAAGACAAGCTAATTTAGGTTTAAAACATCCAGAGTGGCGAAATAAAATTAAGAGTGAGTCTCAGGGTGGTGAAAATCATTGGTCTAAAAATAAAATTTTTTCTGATGAAAGTAAAAAAAAGATGAGTGAATCACATAAAAAATTATATGAAAATGGATATAAAAACCCAAATAGTAAAAAAATATTACAATATAGTTTAAATAATGAATTTATTAGGGAATGGGATAGTTGTTATGAAGCGGCTAGACATTATGAATGTAATGAAATGGCAATAAGACATAACGTAAAAGGTAGAACAAAGACATCAAAAGGATTTATATGGAAAATAAAGGAAAATTAAATAATAAGATTAAAAATCGTAATGGTAATGGTATATATATTGCAGTGGATTTTGATGGGACAATTGTAGAACATGAGTACCCTAGAATTGGTAAAGCAGTTCCAATGGCAATAGAAACACTAAAAGAACTTAATGAAAAGGGTTTTAAAATAATTCTTCACACAATGAGGGGTCATAAACCATATATTCATAAGTCAGTAAAACCAGATGGTAGGGTAATTAAGCGAAACCAAGATACCTTAGAAGAAGCTGTTGATTTTTTAAAAGCTAATGGTGTCGTACTATACGGTGTTAATAATAATAAAACCCAGAAGGGTTGGACTGATAGTGCCAAGGTGTATGGTCACGTTTATATTGATGATGCGGCACTTGGTTGTCCATTGATATACCCGGAAAAAGGTAGACCTTACGTTGATTGGGTTGAAATAAGAGAACTATTAGCTAAGAAATTTAGTTAATTAATTGCATAATTAAAAAAATATACGTACCTTTGTATTATGACTAAAATTACAACATTTGAACAATTAATGGCTATGGCACCTCAACATGTACAAGACGAGCTTACTCGACTTAAGACATATGAGGAAGATTCCCAATGGCATCCAGAAGATAACACCTTCGAGCACATTAAAATTGTGGTTGATAGACTTATCACTACTGGTGATATTGATTTGATTATGGCTGGTCTATACCATGATATTGGTAAACTACTTGCTGCTGAGAAGACCTTAGAGAAACAAGGGAAATTCAGAGCATTTGGTCATGAGATTATTGGTGCTAAATGGGTTAAGAGGGATAAAGAATTCATCGAGGCTATGGGTGCTGATAGTGCTATTGTTGAAGAAGTGGTGGTAAACCACATGAGAATGAAGCAAATGGATAAGATGGGTAAGGCGAAAGTGAAAGCTATGGAAGACCTACCAACATATGGTAAACTATGTATCTTTACCAAGGCTGATAACATGCTTAATAAATTTGAGATATGAAAAATAAAAGAATTTATGCCGAGGTAAAGTTCTTCGATGAAGATGGTGACCGCCAAGAAATGGAAGTTCCAGTAGATATAGATATGGATGATTTTAAACAATTATTGGAGAAATCTGATATGGGTGACTTAACAAATCAATATTTTTACCTTATGAATGACATGGAAAAACATGAATTTTTATGTGGAATGTTAGGTATATCAAGATTCACCTCTAGAAATGTGTTGATGAAAAAATTACTTGATTCATTTTAAATAAGATAGTTTCCAAAACTAGTTAATTAAACGGGATTTCTTTTGGAAGTCTCGTTTTTTTTATGTATATTTGTAATCTAATTAAAAATAAAAGAATGAAAAACTTAGCCGGAGATAAAGATGCTAATAAATTCGTTGAAGAAGAATTATATATAGCTGGAATAGAAACTGAAACCTGTGAAATCTCAGGTGAAGTACCTACAACCATTGTTGGTAAGATAGGTAAATGGACTCTTAAGAGAGCTTGGTATTATTGGGTAGCTTCAGTTGAAAAAACCGATGATGGTTTAACACAAGATAAAGCAGTTGAACTTCATGAAATGGATTATCCAGTGGGTAGTGATATTGATAAAATTGGTATCGTTATTAGAAGTGGTGGTCATTGCGGTTGTCCATCACCAGCTGAATATGGTGCTAGTATACCTTACCCAGAATTTAAATATAAAGACTTCCCAGATTTAGAGAAACAATATAAGGAATTCGAGAATTCATATGTGGGACCTAAATATGTTAATTGTTATCACATTGATGACCAAATTGGTTTAAATATATTCGCTAAATTTATAAAACAACTATAATTATGTGTAAAAAATATACAATAGAAGAATTCGAGAAATACCTTATGGCCCAAGATAGTATGGGTGATATAGTGTATAATCTCAATGAAGAAAACATTGATAAAGCTAATGACCCGGAATGTGATAATTGCGGTGTTAAATTAACGTGGCAAGAGGAAGCTGAAGAAACTGGTTATTGTCTTGAATGTAAAGAAATGTTTGAATAATGATAAGAAGGATAAAAAGTTTAAGTCATTGTTGTAATACTAAAACAAGGTTTCATTACCCGGAACCAACTTCCACAGTGAGTGTTAGAAAGGTTAGGGTTTGCACCTGTTGTGGTGAAGAAACAACAATATATAAGAAACAATTTATAGAAAAACAATGAAAATCTATCACCATAAGACAACATATAAAGAAATAGAGTGGAATCTACATGGTAAAGGAGAAATATCATGTGTTCTTATAGAAGATTATGGTCATCACCATCAGATTCAATTTTATTTATAAAAAAACCCATAACTATATTCTTTCGTTTATAAATTCATTAACCGGGATAATCTCTTGACTATAATTGTAATTATAATCTGAACCTTCTCGGTGATGACCATAATCTTCTATAAGAACACATGATATTTCTCCTTTACCATGTAGATTCCAC